TGTTTGGGGGCATACAAAGATCCCCAAAGCTGTATAGCTGCTGACTTTGCGGGTGATCAATTGTGTACTGGTGGTGCTGAGTGCCCTGGTTACATTTGTAAGGACAAGGAGTGCGACCCTCTAGCGGAAGGGGATTGTGATGGCACTATGGTTGGTGATTGGGAGTGCCCTAACTTTTTCAATATTCTTAAGGAGTGCATTTCAAGCCCAGGATTAACTTGTCAAGTTGGTGGTGAAACGGTATATAGTGATAAGCCTAGTTGTGATGCTACCTGTAAAGAAGAGTTAACTTGTCAAGCATGGAAATGTACTAGGTTGGAAGGGGGAAGTTATCATCTATGTACCGAAGTTACTTTAAAAGGTGATAATTGTGATATAGCCCCTGAAGGGTGCCCCAATGGTATTTATAACGGTTCTAAAGCTGATCATTATCTAACAAAAGATGCATGTGACACAGCATGTGCTGGGTGTCCTGATGGATATTTATGTATAATGCCCATAGAGGATAGGGAAACTATAGTTATAGGAGGACCAGATCTTAATTGTGAGCCAAGCATTTCATGTGAGAAGCATATGGTAAATGGGGCGTGTATTTTAAAACCTCTTGCTCCTCCAACCTGTTATGAGACTCAGGCTGAGTGTATATTAGCTGGTGAGGAGTGCGACCCCAGTACGAGGGAAGGGGGTCCAGGAGAGGAGGATGTAGTAGAGGAAGTAGAGGAACCTGTTGATGATGGGTATGCTCTTTATGGTGGGAAGACTGCTTACGAAAAAATTTATGGTGTAGATGGTAACACGGATCCTGTATACCAAAAGTATGTTAACAACACAAAATTTGAAAACAGTAGAACTTTTGTAGGAGTTCCTAGAGGAAATTTAAGAGGTGATTTATTTAAAGATATAGTTCATGTAGGTATTAAAGCTACTGTGGATATCATTAATAAACAAATTAGATTTAGTGATAGACCTTTTACTGATTTAAATACTAAAAATTTAGTAAAAAGTATACATGATAGTATTATTGAAAGATTAAATAAGGCTAAAGATTCAACTGGAAGAACAATAACAAAAGAATTTATAAGGACCGTTAGAAATTTAATAGTACTTAATAAAGTGGATACTTTAGATATTACGGATTGGCTTCATGTTGCAGATAGGATGGTGGATGTTGATGCTCAAAGAGTTAGAGTGGGTTATAACCAAGATGAGGTGGAGGTTACTAAAATTCTTACTACTCGTACAGGCACTATAGCTAATGAGGCAGCAGCTATACAGTTAGCCACCGAATCTATATGGCCTCTTAAATTTGATAACTATACCGAAGTTAGAGTAGCGGAGCGTATTAGGACTTGGAAGACTTTGGCTCCTGATTTAGAGAAGGGTCTTCCTATAACTACCTCTGATGGTACTACTACTATTTTATATTATGATATTAAGGATACCATAGTTCTAGACGGGGATGGTACATTAGTTATGAGTAATGGTGATTTACAGAGAGTTACTTTATCAGACGGGGGGATAGCAGAAATACCCGTTAAGAGTTTAATTGATAGAGCAGGAATACTTAGTCTTGAGGTATTACAAAAACTAATGTATATACTTGGGGATGAGTATGATTTTACTATGAAAGTTACTACTGATGCCTCCTCAAGAGTAGATGAAAAATATGGTATTTCTAATAAGCGAAAAGATTTTTATATGTTTACTCTACAGGATGTAGAAGATATGCCTAGAGATAATCCTTTTATACGTAAAAGTAAAGCTACTTATAAGTATGAAACAGATGTAGACGCAAGGAATGCCTGGGTAAATACGGAAGGGTCGGGAGCAGCATTCCCCTACCTGGAGTTTTATTTTAACGCTGAAGATCCTATAGCTAGTTACTGGCAAAATGATGGAACTATCGAGGTTATATCCAAAGATTTTGTATTAGATTTATTCGATGAAGCTTCTTACGATAATGGTGGACTCCCAATAATCCCTAGAAGGGGTCCTGTACAGACCATAGTAGCCTACCCCTCTGACAGAACGGAGAATATTCTGACTCACGCTATATCTAAGTCTGTAGGTTACGGTATGAGAGAATTGAAAATAGTGTTAGATTATAATCCTGACAAATTAGATACTTGGGATCCCATTTTCCTAAAAGAAAGATTAGCGTACCCAGGAAGGGGGATAAACCCCACTGTTGAGAATACACAGGCTGTACAATATTCTATGAATACTAAATCTATAGCTGATAATAATCTTTATAATGAAGGTGAACCTACATTACCCAGACCAGCTTTTGGTGTAAGAGAGGTTTACAGGCTGGCTAAAGCTATGAAAGATGATTATGTAATACCTTCTAATAATACTATTAATTGGTACGAGGTTTATGATAGGATGGAGATACCCATGATGAAGTATCTACATAGAGAGTGTAGAAATTTTAATGAGTTTAGTTCTGCGTTAAGTGTAGGTAAACCCTCCTCTGATGAATCTGTTAATAAATTATACCCTAGACTAAAGAATTATAGATCTCAAAATTGGTTGGGGAATAATGATGATAAGTCTTCAGTTTATGAAAATATAGTATGGTTGAAGGCTAAGATTGACCATACCCCCATAGAGCCAACCCCATTAGACTAAAATGAAAGATTATAATTTATCAGCGGTAGCTAGAGGAGATGAGACCGACTTCGTTGATACTGGACATGCTTGTGATGCGATGACCACCACAGATGAATGCTCTGATGATGTATTGATTAATGGTATAGGAGTTGTTAGGATGGGGGACGCATGTACAGACCATAAATACCCTGTAGGGGATAAGTGCCCACTACATACTGTCCTAATGGGTAGTGGATCACCTACAGTATTCGCTAATGATAATGGATTTCAATCAATCACAATATCAACAATGGGGGATGACTATTCCTCGCACCCTATAACGGTATATAGAAATGAAGAGGGGACATCATTAAATTGCTCCCCTAATGTATTCGCTATGCCTGGGGACCACCCAGACCCCCCTGTATAAGCTTAACTAATTTTAAAAAAAATAGTCTAAATACCTCTATATGTAATAGATACAATAGGCAGGAATGCCAATACCAATTTTTGGAGAAAAAAATGAATAAAGTAAGTAGTGATTTTGTTAATCAGCTTTTAGAGACCCGTGGTTGGGATAAGGCTGGTATTCGTGTTGATGAGCGTAAGTCTGAGGAGACTCAGGTTCAAGAGGAAGAAACTGAGGTTACCAATGTTTGTCCTCTGTGTGAAGCTGATTTTGGTGAGTATGAGCTTACAGATGAAGCTCTTGAAGAGCATGCCTCTGCTATGATGGAAGTATTCTCGGAAGCTGGTCTAATTTCTGAGCAGGTTGAAGAGTCTTTTATTATTGAAAACGCTGAGGAAATTCTTGGTGTTCTTTCTGATGCTGGTCTGATTGTTGAGGCTGTTGACGAAGACGACGAGTAATGGGTAAATTAGAAGAGTCGGGAATGAGCATCGGAGACTTTGCTATGTCTCTAATGGACTCTGGGGAGGTATCTAAAGAGGGCTCTACTCCTGAAGTAGCTCGTCCTAAGGAATTACCTACTACAGAGGTCGATATATCTGATGTAGATATTCCCATATCTATGGTTGAACAAGTCTTACAAGAATCCTTTGGTGTGGATAAGAAGTCTTCTAATAGAGAAACCGTTAAGAAGCCTTTACTATCCGAGCAAGAAATTCTTCAGGAAAAAATAGTAAGTTTGCGGGAGGAACTAGTTGAAACTATCAACAAACTTACTTCCTTAGTTGCAGAGATGGCTGGTATGGGTATGCCTACCACACAGTCTATAGGTACTGGTTATTCTTCTACTAACATTACTGGAAAATATCGTGGACGTAATAAACGCACTAAAGTTATTAAACGAACCTCTTAATGAGAAAAAAAGTAGTCGTTACCCCTCAGGTCGAGGTTCTTACAAGACTAAAGGGAAAAGCGGAAACTTAGCTATTAAGGGAAGGGTAAAGGTATACTCTACCATCAAAGCTGCTTTAAGCTCTCATGGACCAGGACATATTTTTTCTACTAAAGGATCTAGAAGACTTTATGTTATTTCAAAAAGAACTCATGGTGGAACCGATTCTGAGTCGGTAGTGAGTGGAAGGATAGCAAAAGGATTTACTCCAGGAAGTGCTACTCCTAGTGCAGAGTGGGGTTCAGTTAAAGATCATGCAGCTAGAGTGGGACACAAGTATACAGGAAAGAAGGCAAAGAAACTTTCTGCGAAAGGGAGAAGAGAAGCCCGTAAGGGTAAGAAGTATATTAAAAAAACTAAAGGATAGCCTATGAAATTATTAGAAGACGTATTCATTATTGAGAACTTACAAATTATAAACGAGGGTGCTGGCTCTGGTCCTATGAAGATTCGTGGATGCTTTCAGAGAGCAGATGAAGCTAATAATAACAAAAGAATTTATAGAAAGCCTCTTCTGGAAAGAGAAATTTCTAAACTTGCTGAAGCTATGACTGAAAGAAGGTTGATGGGAGAGCTAGACCACCCACAAAATGATTCAGTTAAACTTTCTAATGTATCTCACTTGATTACTGATCTTAAAATGAAGGGTAATGAGCTTGTTGGTGAGGCTGAAATACTTGATACTCCGTCTGGTAAGGTGGCTAAAGCTCTTATTGATGGGGGAGTTAAGATAGGTGTTTCTTCTAGAGGTATGGGTACTGTTACTGAAGAGATGGACGGTAAGAGATATGTTAACGAGGACTTTAAGTTAATCACTTGGGACATTGTGGCAGATCCTTCAACCAGAGGTGCTTTCCCTGGTCTTACAGAGTCTACCCAGATCCAAGAGATTATTGATACTGTGTACCCAGAAGCCCAAAAGGTTAAGAACTTTACTACTCTTCTTAAAGAAGAGTTAACGGTTGAAAGTACTCCTGCTGGTAGAAGGAGGAGCAAAAAGATAGGGACTGAGGCTGCTAGGGAAATTGCGGCACTGGAGCCAGCCCCTGGATTTCCTATAGATGAACCTGAGGCAGGAAAGCAGGACGACATTAGGGCATCAGCCATTAAGAGGGGGGGGACGGAAGTACGAAGAGGCAGAGTGAGAGTTAGAACCCAAGTTAGAAGACAAAAACTTGGATTAAACCCAGGACAAACAACTAGAGGAAGATCGTCTCTGGGTTTAGGTGGTGGGGATGCAGCCCTACAACAACTTAGGCGTAGCCAATCTACCAATGATTCCACCCAATTCATTAACTTTATGAGAGATAAGTTGAACGAGATGAAAATTGCTGGTAAATCTTCCTCCACATCAACGGAAAGAACTAAAAGAGCTATAAGTCCTAAGTTTAAGAGGGCTCAAGGGGAGGCTGCTGAGGAAGCATTACAGAAACACAAGCTTAAAACTGCTGAGAGGAAGAGGAAAGGCCCAGCGTCTACAACAGATGCAAGTGTTAATCTAGCTTCGTCGGCTAAAACTAAAAGAGAACAGGGGCTTTTAGCTGCCGTTCAGAGAGCGGGGGGTGTCCCAGATAGCCCTCCAGTTAGAACCATTATCCGAAGTAGATCTAAGAAGTATAGAGATTAGGCGAACAAAAAATAATAAAAAACACCTCTATTAATATGGGGTGCATACATATAAACAGATAGGAGACTTAATTATGTCAGACAAAGTAAAAGATATTGCAGACTTACTGCCAGAAGGAATGAGCGAAGAGCTTATTTCTGAGATTGCAAAGGTTATGCAAGGTATTATTTCCGAAAGACTTGACGAAGAGATGGATATGCTTACTAATAAAGTTCATGCATTCCTTCGTCACCAAATGGATGCCATTCAAGAGGCTGCTCTAGACGAGCTTTCTGAGTCGCATGAGATTTATCGTGACGCTCAAGCTCTTCACGATATTAAGACCATTCTAGCCTTTGAAATTGATCGTGATGATTTAGCTCCCGTAGTTAACAAAGTTAATGAGGATGTTGAAAAAGTGCATGATGATAATGATATCCTTGCTAGAGAACTCTCTGATACCATCAGAGAGAACCAAAGATTAGATAGGGTTATCTCCAATTTGGAAGATAAAGTATCTGTTATCTCTGAAGAAAAAGAACAACTTCAAGAATCTTTTAATATTCTTGAAGAAGAAGTTGGTAGTGATTTCGAGTCCACCGAGAGAGCTATTGTTATTACAGAAAATGTGGATGCACCTGTAAAGGACAGCCCTAACCATAACTATGAAGGGAACCCGTTCTTAACTGATGAAGTTATGGCTTACATGCCAAACTCAAATAATTAAGGATTTTTCCTATGATTGATAATGACATTATTGAGCCTGGAGCAGATGACGAAATCATGTGTAAGTGGGCTCCCGTTCTTGAAGATATCGAAGATTATTATACTCAGAGAGTGACAGCACAACTCCTTGAGAACCAAGCAAAGTCTCTTATGAACGAGAGGTTAGACGAAGCTTTCCCAGCAGATAGCGGTGGTGCTACTACCACTGGATCTCTTGGTACTTTCCAAAAGTTCGCTTTCCCTCTAGTTCGTAGGGTTTTCCCAGAGCTTATTGCTAACAGGATTTGTGGCGTTCAGCCCATGAGTGGTCCTGTCTCTCAAATTTTCTACCTAGGTTCTGATCGAGGTATTGGAAATCCTCGCACTGTAGAGACCTTGTACAGTAAGTACGACCTTACGTGGCAAAACTTGGTCGCTTCTTCTATCGACAATACCACTACTGGTATTGATGGTACTTTCACTGCCCCAGCTACGGGGTATGACCTGTCTGATATGAGCCTCGCTGGAAACGATCCTGGTTCAGTTAATCAGACTATTGGTGGTCAGATTGCTAACTTCCCCCCTGTTGGTGCTAGATCTACATGGGGATTTAGTATGAGTGCTGGTGAGATCTTGTCTGGTACTAATATTCCTGACATGACCTTCCACATTGAGCAACAGCCTGTTGTTGCTCGTACTCGTAAGATGAGAGCCCTCTGGACTCTTGAAGCTCAACAAGATCTTAAGGCTTACCATAACCTTGATCTTGAGCGTGAGCTTACTGAACTTCTTAGTTCTGAGCTTCGTCTTGAGATTGACCGTGAACTTATTGAAGATCTTCGCATGATCGCGTATGATGTTACTAGTGTTGTGGGTCCGTGGAATAGAAGTAACCTTAACTGGGCTAACAGTAATAACTTTACTGGTCAGGGTACAGAACCTAATGATTCTAACTTTGGTACTTTCCAAAATAACCCAGTACTTCCAGGTACTGACCCAGCGGGATCACTTAGAAATGTGTACCTTATGGATTGGACCTCTACGGCTCTGAACTTTGCTCCTCGTCATGTTGGAGATACTTATGCTAACTTGCTTGCTTTGATTAACATTGTATCGCAAGATATTTATAAGTCTACTCAGCGTGGTCCTGGTAACTGGATCCTTTGCTCTCCTGTGGTTGCATCTCTTCTTGAGTCTTCTGCGAAACTTCAAGGTGGCATTGACAAGTCTGATGGTCCTACTAACATGGGTAGAAACACTGTTTCTTATGTTGGTAAGTTCATGGGACGCTACGATATGTATGTTGATCCTCTGTACCCAGAAGATGAAATTCTTATGGGTTACAAAGGTAACAGCCCGATGGATGCTGGTTATGTGTACGCTCCGTACATTCCTCTCCAGGGTCTGCCGAAGATTGTTGATCCCGAGACTTTCCAGCCTCGTAAGGGTCTGATTACTCGGTATGGCAAAGCTGCTATTACCCCAGAGTCTAGATTCTATCGTATCATTAGATTCGTTGGTTCTAGTAACCTTGTGGGTGACTGGACTGGTACTGCTACTAACACTGGTGCCGGTGCTGTGTAGTAACTACTAAATGACAATTATATGGGGTGAGGATGAAAAACTCCTCACCCTATTTTTGTTTTAGTGCTATATAAAGTAGGGGATTCATGTATAAGTATAAAAGTACGTGTAGATTTAAGATGTTATTGTATGTAGGATCTGACATTCTAGAAATAAGACCACAGCAGATAATTGAGTCTGCTGTTAAGTTAGATTATTCCTATTTAAAACTAATAGAGCCCAAGAAAAGTAAACCTAAACCTAAAAAAAGTAGTATAAAAACTAAGGGGATTAAAGATGGCAACGATAGGTAAACCTATGATGAGTGTATTTGGGAATTCGGGGGCACTGGCTCCTATGTCCAATAATATGCTAGAGAATATACCTTTAGGAGTTATAGATCCTAGCAAATTAAATGCTACAACTGAATCTGATGGTGTTGAGTTTAATCACTTTGAGGAGACTATTAATAGTTTTGTATTGGCTAGGATGGGTCATCCTATTATACGAGTAGAACTTACTTCTTATCAAATTAAAACTTGTATAGATGAGGCTATCACACAATTAGATTATCATGCTCCTACATGGACCAGACAGTTCGCAGTATTTGATGCGTCTGCTAATATAAATCTTTATTCATTGCCCCCCTGGGTGATTAATAATCTTTACAATGTAATATACAAGAAGTCTTTACTAAGTATTCAGTCTCAGGCAGGAACCTTAGAATTTGACTTTTTTATTAAGTATTTCCAAGATAATTATCTTTTTAATAACTTTAGTATAGGTGATTACTACCTTCTTCAATCTACTATGGAGATGACTAGAAAGATTCTAGGCCAAGACGGCACTTGGGATATTATTAATAACCAATTTTTACAGTTATATCCACCCCCTGCTGTTACGCCAGAGAGGGTTATATTAGAATACAAGGCTATAGATAGTAATACTATAGCTCCTGCTTACAGGAACTGGATTCAAAGATTTGCTTTAGCTTGTGCTAAGGTGGTTCTTGGTGAGATTAGAGGTAAATACTCGACTATCCCTGGTCCCGCTGGAGGGTCCCAATTAAATGGTCAGGCTCTCGTACAAGAGGGAACCGCAGAAAAGGAACGCCTTAAAGAAGAGCTTCTCTCTGAGATTGAGCAACCACCTAGATTCACTACTTACTAATGTCCAAGAGAAAGAATTTTAAAGTAACTACTCCTATGCCTCCGCTCCCTGAGCTTTTGGGTGGGACAGAGCTTAGTTTATTTGACCAAACCAATAATGATATTAATTTATTTAACTTGATAGATGATGAAATTATAAGGCTTGGGGGATCGGAATTACTTTACTTTAAATTTAGAAGATCAGAGGACTACGATAAAGTTTATAGAGAAACTAGAGGTAAAGTAGTAGATACAGAGCCCGTTGTGGTTCATGGTCATTATAATCCAACAGTTCTAGAAGAATCTTTAACTGAATTTGGTATAGAACTTACTAATGATCAATTATTTATATTTAATAAATCCTATATAGAGCAAGCTTTACACAGATCACCTATCCCAGGGGATATCGTAGAGCCTAAATTTCAATCTCAAAAGTATGAAATTTTTGAGGTACAAGAAGATAGCTTTGAGATTTATGGTGTTTTCCATCTAGCTTGTTCTGCTCGTCTTCTTCGGGACTCTAAAGAAGTTGTGGATGAAGTTCTTCCTGATAGGTCTGATAATTTAGGTGGGTATATAGATGTCGAATCCTAGAGAATCTGTATATACTGGTAATCAGATACCAGATCTACTAAAAGATACAACAGAATATTCTGGGACCTCCACCTCTGGTACGGGAAGGTCCTCTAGAGTTAAAGTTAGGTCTTATATATTGGAGGCTACTAGTAATTCTACTCTATCTCCGTTTGTATATAAGGATATACTACGCGCACTAATTGTATCCTTTGGTAATGTTCATTTTCTTGATGGGGAAAATAAACTTACGAGAGTAAAGTCTGTGCATGGAAACCCTGAGAGGACCGTAGCTAAGTTATCTCAAGAAGATAATATAATTCTACCAATAATAACTATTCATCAAGATGGGGCTAGGGACGATGCTACAAAGCGCAGATTTGATGATATAATTATATATGAAACAGTATGGAATCAAGATATACAACGAGCCGAAAGGATAGTTGGGATTGCTGACGTTCCCGTTAAGTTAATTTTTAATCTTAATCTGTGGTGTAAATATATGGAAGATATAGACCAAATATCCCAGGCTATTAGGATTAGATTTAATCCTAGCGTACTCCTTAAGACCCCTGTAAGTAGCTCTATTAAGGCTTTTTTACTTTCCGAGACCAATAAAAGCACTGTTGGTGCGGGGGATAGAGAGGATAGGGTGTTAAGGAAAACTTATGCTTTGGAGGTGGAGGCATTTATACCTAGCCCTAAGTTTAAAATAACCTCTACTGGTAGGATGGAGAAGGTGGTAAGTGAGCTTTGGGTTTCCTAAAAAAATAATTAGTGTTATACTCTCTTGTAGGGATAAATACAGATAGGAGAATGTTATGAAAGTAATTAAGAACGATTCGTACACGGGAAGAGAGATCATACTTTCTACCCCTAAAGGTCCTCAAGGTATTTGGATCACCCCCAGGGAACAGGTTGTTGTTCCTGATTCAGCTTTAACCAATACAGTTAAGAATTTGGCTAAAAGACGAATTTTAAAGATTACCAACGCATAAGGAGATAAATTATGGCTAGTTTTGTAAGCCCAGGTGTATATGTTATAGAGAAAGATTTAAGTGACTACCCAGTAGCCATTAATCCTTCTGTTGTTGGTATTGTTGGGTTCGCTAACCAAGGACCAATTAATAAAGCTACTCTAATTACTAGCCAAGAAAGTTTAATTCAGAACTTTGGTAACCCCACCGAAGATATTGTGGGTCAGGCTTTAGAGGGGTCTCTAGAGATTTTAGAGACTACTAATAGTATGTATTTTGTCAGGTGTAGCGACTCCGCTACTGCTGCTGATGCTTCTTCTACTGTAGTTATAGGTTCTTGCCCAGCGTTTGATACCTTAGCTAGTGGATACGGAACTAGCTCAGATCTGTACCTGGATGTTCAAGTGAATGTTAATGGTGTAGATGTATTCGCTACCCCCAAGCAATTTGATATTCCAGCTAGTACTTCTACTGGAGATGCATCTTCTCAAGCGTATGCTATTAAGAGTGTTGTAGGTGGGGGTTTGGATGGTGCTGCTGTTGGAGCCTATTTTGATGGTACTGATACTAGTAAGGCTTGGGTAACTGCTGGTTATGCTGGATCTGGTGTTATACTAACAGCATCAGCATTTAGTGGTTCTGGTAGAACTGTTGCTGAAGGAGTATCCGCTTTGTATCCTGTTGATATATCGGGTAATAATTTACAAACCGCAAACGGGTTTTCTATGTCTTCCGTGTCGGTTCAAGGTATTGATATAGACTCTACAGGATCTCTTAGGAGTGCTTCATATTCAGTCCAAAGTTTATACCCAGGAAAAGGGTACAATGAAGGTACAGCCCCAGACGGAACTACTAGTGGGTTCTCTACTGAAGTACTTCGTACTGGTGGTGTTAATACTAATGTTCAAATAAATAAGGACGGGGCTGCGGAAGAGTCTTTCAGAATGTCCTTGATAGCTTCAGGCGCATTCGCAGAGGACCAGCTTAATACTGGAGCCACAGATCTTAAATCTCAGTTTGTTAAAGGATATTTTGTTCAGGGATTAGCTGACGCTTCTCCTACCGCTATGACAACCTTCCAATCTAGATTAAATACTAACTTTTTTGGGGCCGCGCTTGGTCTAGATGGTAATAATGGTTCTGGAGTAAACTTAGTAGATCCAAGATTCTGTAAGTTTAAAGAGGGGACTTTTGGTTTAACTGGTGGGGATAATGGTACGGAGGGCACTTCTCAACTTATTGGTCTTGCTTCTGATAAGACTGGTATTTACGTCCTCGACAACGATACCCTTAACATTTCCTTGGCTGCTGTCCCAGGTATAGCCACACAAGCTGTTCAGAATACACTTATCAGTTTAGCTGAAACTTCTCAAAACTATCTGGCTGTGGTCGCTCCACCTGAAGGTCTAACTAGTGTTCAGCAAGCAATTGATTGGACTAATGGACAATCAGACGAAAGAACTGCTGCAATTGCAAGCAATTATGCTGCTGTTTATTGGCCTTGGGTAAAAACTTTTGATGTAATAGCTCAGAAGGATAGGTACTATGACCCTGCCATATTTGCTATAAGGCAGATGGCTTACACAGACGATGTAGGAGAGCCCTGGTTCGCCCCTGCTGGTGTTGTGCGTGGTCGCCTGACCAAACCTACAGAGGTGGAGGTTAGTGTCAACCAGGGCGACAGGGACACTATGTATAGCGGTGGTAATATCGTGAATCCTATTGTTAACTTCCCACAACAGGGAATTATGATTTTCGGTCAGCGAACTGCTCAAAGGGATCCTACTGCTCTTGATAGAGTTAATGTAAGAAGACTTATGATAATTGTAAGAAAACAATTATTACTTTCTACTAGAAGATTTGTTTTCGAGCCTAATGATTCGGTTACCTGGGAGAGAATAGTTAATGTAGTTGATCCCTTGTTGGGCGATATAATGAGAAGAAGAGGTTTAGTGGACTACAAAGTTGTATGTGACGAGACCACTAATACACCAGTAAGGGTAGATAGAAATGAATTGTGGTGTAAAGTTCTTCTTAAACCTACTAAAGCAGCAGAGATTGTGGTCTTTGAGCTTAATCTCACTAACCAAGCGGCAACCCTATAAAGGATTAAATTATGGCTAGATCATCTTATTACGCAAATAATCTTAACAGAAACCTAAATGAAAATGATGGACTTCCCGTTATTTCTCAGGATCTTGAGTCTGTAAGAGCATATCAATGGGAGATAACTTTTTTCCCACCCTCAGAAATAGAAGTACCAATAACTTTTTCTAAGCCATTAACTTTAGCCGCGAAGAAGGTTTCTGGTATGCAAATGCAGGTAGAAGATATACCTGTTAATAGAGTTAATGACGTTACTTACTATCCAGGTAGACCTTCCATGGGAGAATTGGAAGTTACCTTCGATAACCTTTTGAAGACTAAAGCTGGGTGGCAACTGTATAAATATTTCCAAACAGTTTTTGATCCCATGACTGGAGAATTTACTAGTACCTATTTAGATAGCCCTGGTCAGTATAAAACTACTTGTGAGGTTCTAGAGTTGGATGGTCAAATGGACCCTAGATCTTTAGTAAAATTTGTAGGGTTGTACCCTAAAAAGTTCGTTAAGACTGAGAAAGCATACGCAACTAATGAATTTGATACAATAGTTGTAACTTTCCGTTATGATTTCTTAATTCAGTTAGGGGATTCTAGAGATTAATTAATAGCTATAATAAATAAGCCAAGAGCCCAACTCAGCCTCTGTCTTTGGTTGGGTTGGGCTCTTCTACTATCATGAATTTTTTTGAAGATTTACTAACGAGCTACGGACTTCTTAAGAAGAGGAAACTGCGTATCAAGATTGATGAGTCTTCTAGGATTGATGAGGCCACTTCTGATATTACCTACGGAAAACTTCTTCTTATAGCCAAACATAATAATCCTGATGGGGAAATTGATCCTCTCACAGCAGCGGGTAAGACTATTCAAGAGATTATTAGAAGAATCACATCTGTTTTTAGAGGAAGCACTCCTGGTCAGAGTGGGGATAATGTAAGTGTAAACTTAGCTGGTGATGCAGAGTTAGTAAAAGAGTTTGCTATAACCCAACCTAGATCTGAGAATACAGAAGGGGCTACAACACAAAAAGATAAATCTACTGAAAAAAAACCTGATTCCGCAGCATTAGATTCACCCACTGCTAGTGATGAATCTTGCGTGGGTGCAGTTTATTGGACTGCAAGGGGGGCATCAAACCCAAACAGGGACGCAGTAATAGATAAAGAATGTAATACCACTTTCCAATTTGAGCAATTTTTCACTAATGAAGTTACTAGATGGTTATGGCAGTCTGAGTCTGGGGCTGAAGTTGGTGAGGATCTTGGTACTAACCCAAATTATCAAGAATTTCGTGACACTCGTTTAGGGGTTGAGTTACAAACCGCATTTCCCCCCAAACGTACTGACGAAGATGGAAATACGGTTTTAGATGGTACTTTAGGGGATCTTGTTGCACTTTATACTAAGTTTAAGCAAGACCCAGAAAAATGGGGGAGGTATGGGGACATACATGATGATATGTCTTTCTTTGGTGCCGTTTCTAAAACTATGAAGGGGGGTAAGGCTTTCGGAGTATCCTTAGGGGAGCTTGGTGGTCTAAAATTAGATAGATCTATCGCAAATCCTGATCAAATAGAGGGCGCAGTAGATAATTTATTAAATCTTTTGCCAGCACTTACTAATCCCATAACTGATGAGGGTAATCCCTTAGTAGATCAATTAGAAATGATACGAAATAATTTCAAATTAGTAGAAACTGTAAAGGGGAAGACTTTACTATTTATATCTGATGGGTTTGGTGATTTGGGTATTCAATTTGATGGTGGTAGACATAAAGAACTCATAGATACTATCAAAGAATACAATGGTGTTGTTGAAAAATTAGATGATGATCATGCTAAAACATTGGTTATAGAGACTATAGATAGAGGGCTTCTTAAGACTAGAGATACATCCGTAAAGTCTACAGCAATTATAACTAATGTATCAGAGAATATAGATAGGATTATTCTTTTACTTAGTTTAGAAAGATGGGAACAGGCTAAGAAAGAGTACAATAAATTAGATAACGAATACAAAAAGAACATTGGAAAAGTTCTTCAGATATCTGATGCGGTTTATAGTGGGGAGATGGGCACCACGGAAATTGCCGAGGAATGGATAGAGGCTATGTCCCAGATAGAGGATGTATCAGATACTTTTGGGGGATTTTTAAGAGTAGCTGCACAGATTAGAGGGGAAACTATAAAGAATTCTGGGGCGATTGCAGCTTTACGAACTGGTGATGCTGCTGATGCAGGTAAACAGGGGTTTAAAGCAGACCAAGTTTTACTTTTTAGTGGGGATAAGGATGGTGAAGAAAAAGCTAAAGAGTATTTCGGTTCTACTACTGATAAAGTTGCATTAGGAGATATAGCTGCTCTTATTGGTGGTAAGGTAGAGGATATAATAAAAGATTGGGGGTTAGACTCTAGTTATGATTCTGAGACAGAGGTGTATGCTGCGTGGGACTCTCTTAAGTATTACACTAGTGGTAATCCTAAATTAAGTAGTACAAGAACTTATCATGATACCATCCTAGAAACTTTAAGTCAGCTTACTGTTGGTAAGAATGGTATGTTTGATGATCATGTCCCAGGACAGAAAGGGGGTAGAAATATTTTACTTGATCAGAAGTGGATGTCTGCTATGAGAGAAAATATCAGGATTCCATTAAAGGGTGGTAAAAGTAGAGCTATGCAGAAAACTGAGCAGAGAGCTATGGTTGACGTCTTTGAGGGTCTGGAGAGGGGTCTAAGTCATATTGATAAATTGCTTAGTCCTGATACTAGAACCCCTAATCTAGATGGTGATCAAATCAGATCCGAATTAATGGCTGCTGTGCCATCAGACACTGGGTTATATATGCCTTCTGAAGATGATCTAGGAAAATTTTCAGCTAATAGAAAGAAGAAGAGGGAGGCAGACCTAAAGGATCAGTTTGTTCATGGGTTCCTTAGAAAAGGTTTGGCTGCTAATGATCCTCGATATAAACATGTTATAGCATGGATGTTTGCTAGAGGAGCTATAGATAGAGATGACTGTAGTGATGTCATTTGTGATGTTAGTCCCACAAAAAGAAGCTTTAAAAAATATAAAAGAAATAAATTAGTACGAGATGCTGTTAGACCTATGATTGCTTCAGATAATCCATTATCTTTCTTAAAATTTAGGGAGTCTGGGACAGGATTTAATTTAGGGGGTCTTGGGACTGAGGGTGTTGGACACGGGCTATCGTATACCTCTGGTAATGGGATAGGTAGAGATGGATCTATAGGTTTAACTGGTAAGGATGAACCTAAGATGGATTTAAATAGTACCCAGTACTCCTCTAAAGAACTTATGAACAAGCTCTTAGAAGTTCAACAGTTAATGTTTACTCACTTAATTAAAGAATAAAGACCTATCTATACTTAGTAGATCTTTAAATGCTGTTAAGGCATAGTCCTTCAAGATGTATATTACTCTTTTGTTGTTAAGCTTTAGTTGATTACATATATGGCTATCCTGCTTAATTAAAACTATAATATCACGACGATCCTGAGCCATCAACACAATTCCTGATTTATTTGCTTCTTCAGCATCTTTTTCTGTCTGTTTGATGAACTCATAGATCTTAGATTTTGGATTGAGTAGGGAGTATAGGTCCAGATCGTTGTAACCCTTCTTACATTCGATGGTATAGATGAAATTCTTAGGAGTTATCAAATCTCCATGGATTTTTAGGTGGTCTGGTAGCTTATGAGTAGTAGCGAATGCACCCGACCCAGGGGTTCTTTGGAAGTCGGTGGTTTCAAAGTGTTCATTAAGAAGCTTTGCTACCTTCCTTTCAAACGCTGACCCCTTGGCCTTACTGTTCTTACGCTTAGGTTTCTTACGCAGATTATCTAAATTGTATAAATCTTCCATGTTTATCTCCTTCTGTACTATTATAGAGTATGTTTAACATGGACATTCAACCAATTTCTTGCTCTGGTGGTGAGATAGACGTTAATAACTGGAATGTTAAGTTAACTTACAGAGGTAAAAATCGTATGAAAATTACATTTAAATTAAGTCAGGATGAAGCCGCAGCGTACACTAGTTTTCAGCAGGTTACGTGCCCAGAGCATCTATCAGAGGAGCAATTCGTTAAGTCTATCTTCTTTTTAGGTTTAACAACCTTAGAACAGAATGTAACTGAGCATATGGCAGACGCTATAAAAATAGAAGACGGAGAGGTTTCTTTGAAGGAAGTTGAAGAGGATATTTCGGAATCAGAAGATAACATAATATGATTAATCATCCACCCAGAAAAATTATAAAAGAAAACGAACTCAATAAACTTATTAAGGATCAGAAGATTAGGGGATCTAGAGAGTTTATTCTTTTTACGTCTCTTTGGGATAAAGTTTCTGATAACTTGGTACAGAGGCTAGAAAGCAACCCTTCCAAGAGATCAGTTAGCATCATAAACTCTTTTGACGCTCCCCACAGTTTTGTAATTTGGAAATTAGATAAGGTTCCCTCGTTGGTAATTCTTGAGGGAAGAGGTAATGATAAGAGGGTGGTGGTTACTAATCATGTAACTGATATTTGTAAGCGGCTGGGGTTGGAGAGGTAATACGACTTATTTAGACCTGTTCTTAATTATTTCTTCATAAGCCTCTAATTTAGACAGGTATTTTTTATTCTTTGTATAGATAAGCCTTAAGTTATTCATTATAATAGTAGTGAAGTAATTAAAAGCTTTTCCATTCTCTGGTTTGAATTTTCCTATAGTCTTTAGGATTAGTAGAAAGCACTCTTGCTTGGCATCATCCCTTTCTACATCGAACCCGTAAGAGTTAATAATATTCTGAATTAATAGGTCGAACAAAGAAAATAGCTCTTCCTGATGTTTTGTGGATTCGTTCTGGTATAATAAGATCAGTTCCTCAAATCTGTCGTTGTCTATGTAGTGTTTCGCCATGAACCTTAATAATTTATATGCTGAGAGCGGAGTTGGTATCAACCCCTTATGTGAGGGTTGCTCCATTCTTAAGATCAACAAGTCTGAACATTGTATTGTTGATTATGAGGATGTTAAGCCTGTAGATGTACTATTTGTTACTGAGTCTTACGCCTGTAAAAATAGTGGGAAGTGTATCCCTCTACCTAAGCAAGCAAAAGATCTTATCGAAGATATTATAGTCCCACTTAAAGTTTCGTATGCATTCTCTCCCTCAGTTAAGTGTCCGAGTGTTAAAGATGCTGACATGACCCCCTCAGATAGGGAGGTTTGTCGAGCCCACTTGTCCCATACTATAGAGAATTATAAGCCCAAGTTAGTGTTCGTTTGTGGAAACCTAGCTATGAAGATGCTTATTAAAAAGTCTGGGATTACTAATAAGAGAGGCTCCCTGTACAAGTACGAAGATTATAATGTGGTTCCTTTGTACCACCCATATCAGGTAGTGGTTGAGCCTAAGAATAAGTTTCTCTTTGAGAGGGACATTAAGAACGCTGTTGATAAGTATGTGTTTGGAAATACAACCAAGGCAGACTTTGATTACACTCTGCTCTCTACTATGGAGGAGGTTGAGGAGGTCTGTGATGAGTTAGCCCAAACTAGTGATGACCTAGCGTGTGATATTGAAACCACAGGGCTTAACTTTTTAACAGACACCATCATGACCATAGCCTTTAGTACTCACAAAGGAAATTGGGTTATTCCCATATTTCATAGAGAAAGCCCTTTTACTGAGGAAGAGGCTGCTAGTATACTTGGTACTCATGTGAAGTGGGTGCTGGAGAATCAGGCTAATAAGAAGATCCTCCAGAACTGTAAGTTTGATATTAAGTTCCTCCTCAAGTATGGTATTTCTCCTGTGAATGTATACGATACAAAAATAATGGCACACCTGTATAATGAAGTCCTCCCGAAGAGTCTCATGGATCTAGTGAAACTCTTCTTCCCTGAAGAATTGGAGAACTTCTAGTGCTTACGGTAAAAGAGGGAAAGAAGTTTGATTGGGCAGCACTTACTTTGGAGGAGTGCGCTACAGGTAATGCTTTAGATGCGTCTTATACTTTGAGGATATATGATGAGCTAAAGGATAAACTGGTGGCGAACGGGACATTACCTGTGCTAGACAAACTTCTTTCTCCTCTTTTCCCTGTATTCGCAGACATTGAATATAAAGGATTGGATGTTAGCTTAGATGAGTTGGGTGTGGTGGGCCGAACCCTGAATCAGTTGTTGATGGATATTGAAGATGGATTGTATGTGTCAGACAAGGTAGCGAAGACTGCAAACTTGTTGTCTACAAAAGATCTTATAGATATTCTCTACTCTGATGAGGGGTTCGGCTTTTACCCACCTATAATGACAGACAAGGGTAGCCCCTCCACCAACAAACAATCCCTAGACACATTACTCACACAAATTGAAGCGGAGCTAGAGAAGCGTGGTAAGAAGAAATAAGAATCTAGACAAGCAAATCAGCGAAGACTACATTAGCAAGAAGTCTACGGAAGATTTGCGTGAAGCTAAGAGTTGGTTAGATTCCTTACTAGAGCTACGCAAAGTACAGAAGCTGTATAATACTTATGTGAATGGTATTAAGAGAGCAGTAGACTTTAATGATGTTAATAAGGTGTATGTAGATTACCGAATGGACGGGACTTTAACTGGTCGTCTTAGTTGTGCTTCTTATAGTAATATGGGAGTCTCCTTTCATACATTACCTAGAGAAGACAAGCACAATATCAGGAGTATGTTTACTGCTCCTGAAGGACACTCATTTATTACTGTAGACTATGCAGCGATGGAGTTGAGAGTTCTAGCACACATAGCAAAAGAAACTAAGATGCAGGAGGCATTTACTGCTGGAGTAGATCTACATACTTATACGGCAAGTCTGTTGTTCCAAAAGAAAGAAGAGAAAATTAAGAAGCAGGAGCGACAGATTGCTAAAGCGGTATCGTTCCTTATTGCTTATGGAGGAGGAGCATACCGACTTTCGGAAACTACAGGCATCTCACAAAGAAGATCAGAAAAGATAATTGAAAAGTACGCAGAAGTTTATCCTGGCATTTTCCGCTACATGGATTTCGTCCATGATTTTATTAGACAAAACCAATATGCTTATACTATATTTGGCAGGAGGAGGAATCTTCCTGATGTACGCTCACGCGATAATCAAGTCTCTAAAGGTGCGCTCCGACAAGGGCTCAATTTCACAATCCAGAGTGCAGCATCTGACATACTGCTCTGTGCGATCAAGGGTATCACGGAATCGTTTAAGGGGCTCAATGCCCGTATAGTAGCCACCGTACATGACTCTGTAGAGATTATTGCTCCTCACGATGAGGTGGAGGAGGTACTAGAGATCGTGTACGATGAGATGGTGAATTATAAGACAGTTAAAAAAGATTTTGGTATCCAGTTTAACCTCCCATTGAAGATTGATGCTGAAGTAGGTACTTCCTTTGGGGATGGTAAAGAGGTAGAGTTTAAAGATGGGAGACCTGTTCTATGAAAACTGTAGTTATTGGAGACATTCATTTAGATAGTAAAAGTAGGGGGCATCTTAATGCTCAACTAGCTACTATAGAATCTATTATTGTTGACGAGAATCCTGATGAGATTATTTTTCTAGGGGATATCTTCATGCATAGAAATCCCAGCCCCAGGGTGTTGGTTGGGTTTAAAGAGTTGTTAGACATTTGGACAGATGCTAATATAAATGTACACCTGTTAAGGGGTAATCATGACTCTGCTGATAAATCAGATAACGGGTTGACAGCATTAGAAGTGTATAGATCTCAGTATGTCCATGTTTGGAACCATTTTGGAGCTTATAATGATAAATATTTCATCCCTCATTACGAAAATGAGAACACTACTAGAGCGTACTTGTCACGCTGTCCTAAAGACGCTAAAGCTTTTGGGCACTTTGGTTATCTCGGTAGCCTCAATTCTGTTGGTGATGCCGATTCTACTCTTAGCATCTCTGACTTTAAGTGTAAAACTTACCTTGGACATATTCATAACTTTAAACAAAATGGATTGGTTACAATTCTTGGCACTCCATACAGCACAAACTATGGTGAAGCAGGAACCCAAGGATATTATCTTGTCCTTCATGAGGAATCAGTCGGACCTGTCAGGGAAGAGTTCAAAGAAGTACGATTCGGACCAAGACATGTGGTAACCTCTTTAGAGGAGGCTAACAACAGAGCAGAAGAATTAAGTGACGCTAGTTGGTATACTATGTTACGAGTATCATTACGATCAGATGAGTCTGCCTCTGAATTATCTGAGAACTTGCGTGTAGAGGAGTTAGATATTAAAGTAGCCCCTGCGTTTGGAGATGATGATGAGATATCTAAGTATAAACCTAATAGAGATTTGTTTACGATTAACGAGCAAATCATTACTGATTATGTCGAGAACTGCGATGTATCTCCTACCTTAACTAAAGAAAATTTAATGGAAGGATACTCTCTGCTCAAGAAAGGAGACCCACTACCAGATGAAGATTAGAGATATAACAATACAAAACTTCTTGTCCATTAAGAAAGCCCGTATAGACTTGAAGAAGTTTGATGGGCTAACAATTATTAAAGGGAAGAACTTAGACACTGGTGGAAGTAATGGGTCAGGTAAAAGCTCTATCGTAGAAGCTATCTACTTTGCTCTAACTGGTAAGACTCTTCGTAAGAGTACCGAAGCTTCTCTTGTTAATACCCAGGCAGGTAAAGGACTTGTGGTTAGTTGTAACATCCTACTTGATAACACTAAGATCTTAAGCATTGAAAGATGCAAGAAGCCTACCAAGATGACACTTACTCTAGATGGGGAAGACATTACAGCTAAACATGCTAATGATTCTCAAGCTATTATTGATGAGTTGCTTGGTACAAACTATAAGGTTCTATTAGCATCTATGTTCTTTGGTCAGTCTAATGATGTAAACTTCTTGGACTGTACTCCTGCTGTTAAGAGAGATATCATTAGAAACTTCCTTAACCTAGATGAAATCTTTGATATGCGTGAACATATTAGAGAGTATAAGTCTGAGTACTCACAGAGAATTAAACTAGCAGACGCAGTAATAGATACATACAAGTACGACATTATGAATCTAGATAGGAAACTCTCCAAAGTGCAGACAGATGTTGATATAGATTTAGAGGAGTTAGAGAAGGAATGGTATGTATATAATAGAAATGTTCGCCTATGGGAGGAGTTGGACAGAAAAAAAGAATCTCTACAGTATGGTATATCTCATTACGAAAAGAGAATGGAGGATGAGCATCCCAAATGCCTTACTTGTGGACAAACTATATCTAGAGATGATTTTGAGCAGAAAAAAGCAGATAAACAGCTTGAATTAGATGAGTTGTATGCTACAATGGATAGCATAGATCTCCCAGTTAAGCCTCAGTACACCGTAGACTATGCTAGACTGGCTCAAGGTAATGCTGAGATGCTGGAAGGTTTAAAGAAGGAGAAGGAAGAGAAGATTAAGGAGTTTGAGGATAAGAAAGCTGTTTCCCACACAGGATCTCAGGTAATGAGGTTCTGGGAGAGGGCATTATCAGAGAAAGGAATTATTAAGTATATTATTCGTAATGTTTTGGAGTATTTTAATGACCGTACCAACTACTACCTCTCATATCTAACGGACCCTAACTTTTCTTTAGAATTTGATGAGGAATTATCCGAGTTCATAAAAATTGGTGACCAAGAAATACACTATATATCATTGTCTGGAGGAGAAAAGAGAAAACTAAACCTTGCCATCATGATGGCTCTTAAAGACCTTTTACTACTCACAGACACAAACCACTCAAATCTATTGTTTTTCGATGAAGTAGCTGAGAATATAGATGAGGATGGTATACAGGGACTCTATAATCTATTGTTAGAGTTGAAGAAGACAAGACAAATATTCGTTATCACACACAACAAACACCTAAAGACATTATTAGACTCGTCTAAGCGTTTAACGGTGGAGAAAAAGAAAGGTATATCTAAAATATGGCACAAGTAAAATTATCCGAACTGGGACAAGAGATCTTTGATACGAGATACGCATACCCAGGGGAAACTAAGTGGGCTGAGAGAGCTAAAGTTATTGCTAGGTCTGTAGCTACTGCTGAGAAGGATTCGGATAAGGAGAAAGTAGAGAAACTATTTTATGATATAGTGGGGAGTGGAGACTTTATTCCTGGGGGTAGGATTATCTACGGTGCAGGAAGAAATGGTGGTAGCTACAATATGCTCAACTGTTATGTCATTGTACCTGAAGATAATGTAGCAAGTATAGGTAAGACCGTAGCAGATATGTACCAGATCTCTTGTGCTGGTGGAGGCATTGGATTTAATGTCTCTAAGATTAGACCTAAAGGGGATGACATTGGTAATGTTGCTAATTCTGCTCCCGGATCTGTCTCTGTACTTAAAATGATCAATGAGATTGGAGACCATGTTAGAGCAGGTAAGAACCGTCGAACCGCACTCATGGGTATACTTAATGTAACACATCCAGATTTAATGGATTTTCTTCATGTAAAACTGGACAAAGGTGAACTAAATAACTTTAACATTTCAGTTGCTATTACTAATAGATTTCTTGAGGCTGTAGAGTTAGATGAGGACTGGTATTTTACATTTAACAATAAGAAGTACCACCCTTATGTGTTAGCCAGAGAGAACGAACAGCAACCAGAAGTGTATGAAGAGATTATGGTAACTGGTCTCGATAAAGAAGATGCTATAACCAGAGCTAAAAACTTCTATCAAAAGCATTGGAAGGATGAGTTTAAATATGTGGGAGAAGGACAAATCAAAGCAAGGGATCTTTGGAAGACTATTTGGGAAAATGCTGTCGAGTCTGGAGACCCTGGCGTTTACAATATTGATCTTGCCAATAGCTTCACTAATGTATCTTATTTTGAATCCCTCGACTCCACAAATCCATGCGGAGAGATATCTCTACCAAGCTACGGTAATTGCTGCCTTGGCAATGTTAACTTATCTAATATGGTCCTCGATGATAGATCTGATGT